CGGTTGCTACGACAACCTTGACGTTGAGCAGAGAGACTTCATCATCTCTGAGATATTGAAGGAGGAGGAGTCGATCAGAGATCGAGATGAGATCTTCGACACAGAAACCGGGGAGGTTTCCTTCTGATGGCGACTATATCAGACAGAGAAGCAGACGTTAAATTCATGCTGGGTAATCGAACTGACCTCGACGACCGCATCCGTAGGTGGTATAGAGATGGTTATCTTGAGATAGGGAGATCGTATCCGTTCGAAGAGCTTGAGGACACGGTTGAGGATACAATGGTCGCGGATATCGCTGAGTACGACTATCCTGACGACGCTAGAGCGATTAAGACAATCACTATGCTCTTCGACCAGCAGCAGGAGCGCAGACTTTGGCGGAGGCATATTCGGATAATCGAACGCTACCCGACTCAGTCTCCTGGCAGGCCGATTATCTATGCTCCTTTCTCGAATCAGATTGTCGTCCGACCTGTCCCCGATCAGTCGTTCGACTTCAGGTGGAGGATTTGGAAGAAGCCGATTATTGAGGACACTATCAAGGATACAGTCCTCAACGTTCCTGACGACTGGTTGGAGGTTCTGGACTACGCAGCAGCACTGCGCGGGCACGTCGCTCTCCTAGAAAGAGACAAAGCCGCTGAAGTTCACGCGATCCTTTTCGGTGGAGTCGACCCTAGAAACGGGAAGAAGTCAACCGGTCTTATCGCAGAGAAGATGCGTACTCGAAGCCAGGCGGAAAACGTCGATTCCGAGTACGCAATCAGACCTCGGGTTCGGAGGTATACAGCCTCGTTATGAGTTATAAAGGAGTTCCCATTCGTGGTCCATATGGAGGGATTGTAGACTCCCCAAGCCCGAATAATCCTCTCTCTTCCTTCGACGATGTTGTGAACTTCTTCTGCAGGAAGGGTAGGATTCATAGCAGGCCGAAGTTTAACTCCTTCACTGCGCCGCCCGATGGGGCTGTTCTTCGAGAGGTGGTTACGTTCTCCGATATCCTACGTAACCTTCACACCCTCGCTCTAACAGTAAACAACGCTTACTACATCACCTCAGGTCCTACGTATAATCTCCTTACCTACCCAGGTGGGGTCACCGATCTAAGTGGAACTGCTCTCCCATATGGAAAAGTACGATTCACCGATCGGATCTACTTCTCAAATGGAAGCGTTCCCGTCCTCTACACTGATGGAGAGGACTCAGTGAAGAAAGCAGGTGATGTACCTGGTAGCGGTAGATTCATGACCACGCTCGCGAGCCATCTCATCATCGCGAATACGACCGAGCCAGAGCCTGGAGCTGATACATCAAAACGCTTCCCACGAAGGGTCCGCTGGTCCGCGTCAGGCCTCCCCGACGACTGGACTGGATTCTCTTCCGGGTCCAACGATCTAGAGGAGGTCCCTGATGAGATTACCGGTTTAGCCTCACTCGGACGGAATGGTGTTATCTTCCGTACGAACGGCCTGACAGGGATGTACGCTACCGGGATTGGAGCTCTCCCCTTTAGATTCGAACACCTATCCTTCGCAGATGAAGGGGTGGGCAATCTCTTCCCCGCCTCCCTCTCAGTTTACGGAGATATGGCAATCTTTGTAGGGGGAGATGATGTCTACACCCTCGCTGGGAACGCGCTTGGCCGGCTTGCCGGGAGATCGAAGAAGAAGATCTTCGCAGACCTAGCTCTCGCTTCTGGAGATCGAGTTACCGGTTTTATGGTTAGTCAACTCAGCCCTGGATTCGACTTCCTATCCTACTGGCTTGGTATCCCAGGGCCTGATGTTATGTGGATCTACCACTTCGACGAGGATAACTGGGTCCGCGCAACGTCGAGCGGTGGGCATTTAACTTCATTAGGAATGGCAACGGTGAGCTAATGTCATTAGAAGGCGATCCAGGCATTCTCGTGGCGAGTCCGCCAGCTCCCACGTTCGGTGATGTGACGGACGGGCAGACCGTGGATGTCGACGTAACTCTATCTAATATTTTCAGCACCGAGGCCCTGACAGTCTTCTCTGCGGTTTTCAACAACTCAGTCTTTACGATATCTCCTTCCTCTGCTAATACTCCCCCGTTCGATATACCCATCGGTTCCTTTAAGATTGTCACGCTTCGCTTCTCTCCTGACACTGTGCAGGCCGAGACAGGAACGGTTACCTGGACTCACTCAGGTATCAATACTCCATTGGTCGGTACTCTCACAGGTACGGGTGTTTCCGCAGGAACGATAGCTCTCTCCGTCGATCCGAGTTCACATGACTTTGGTTCCCAGAAGACGACCGTCGCAACTGCGGAGAAGCTCCTCACAGTCGAGAACACAGGAACTGTCGATGTTATCATCTCCGCGGTTAACTTTGCCGCTCCCTTCTCGGCGGGAGGAACAACGCTCTCTCTTCCTAGAACTCTCACCCCAGGTCAGACTGATCAGTTCGGGGTTATTTTCACCCCTACAGCGGAGGGGGATATCACTAAATCGGCGGGGGCGTCCGTTGTAAGCGACGCGGCCGCTAGTCCGTTTGATATCGAACTCACAGGTGAGGGGTTTCTCATCACCCCTGCTTTCATCCTAACAGGAGCGACTCAGGCCTTCCTATTAGGTCTCTTCAAACCCTCAACAGGAGTTTCAGTCGTAAAGCAGGTCGATGCGAGCGACCTCGACTGCGAAGAGGCTGGTTCATTCAAACGACTCCACGATTTCGGAGTCCCAGGAGTTGAGAAGTACGTTGCGAGAATTAGGTTCCGTTACGAAGACGAAGGAGTCGCTACGGTGAAGGTCCAACTAGACAGCTCTCGCGACCCCGCCGTTAGTCAGAGCGTGTCTATAGGTACCACAGCTGCTGGGAGCGTTTTGAAGAATGCGTTTTCAAATATCACGCTGACCCATGACCTTATCGAAGTGAAGTTCAGTCGGCTCGCGAGTGGTGGACCTTTCGTAATGACTGAGTACGATCCGCGAATCGAGCCGAGGGGAGAGGTAATTGAAGCTACCTAACGCATCGTGGAACGCTTCCGACTTCGAGGTCCGCCAAGCTAGACAGCTCTCTTGGTTCTGGGAGGAGATTGCTCGCGTCATCAATGGGAACCTTAGTCTTGGTAATCCGACAGATGGCCCTGACAACATCGACGGTGCTTGGGCAACTACCACAACTCCGGGGGTGGCGGATACTGAGTTTGCTCTAACACACAATTTGCAACGTATACCAATAGGATGGTTCACGGTCTCAATTGATAAGGCCGCGGTCATCTACGATGGAGGAACAGCATGGACGACAACAGTAATCAACCTGAAGTCGAACGTAGCGACCGTGGCGCTGACGGTCTTCATCTTCTAAGATGGATCGACCCGAAGACGCTCACTAAGGGGGAGGTTGAGAAGTTGTGGGACAACCTCAAGTCGCAGGACTATACGTTCGACGATTCGACTCGCGGTCGGGGGGACATCTTCGTCGCTGGTATGATAGCCCCTCAGACTGAGCACTTCGCGTTCGGAGAGGATGGGCATGTTAGTGTCCAGAATATCGTACCGAAGGTGAACGCCAACATTCGTCTCGTGATGTGGAACAAGGTTCCCATCTCGAAGACCGTCGAGGCTGGGAGGGAGTTGATTAAGTATCTCTTCGATGAATATGAGCTCAATCGAGTGTCAGCCTTTATTCCTACATTTAGTGACCAAGCAATCCGCCTCGTTACATTACTCGGGTTCAAGTACGAGGGTGAGGTTCGAGGTAGCTTTCTAACTGGAGGGAAGTACTACGGTACTACGATTTACGGCCTGCTTCGTTCAGAGTACTTCAGGAAGGAGGTGACTCACTGATGATTCGAGAAGCTACATCTACTGATCTTCCCCGGGTCGTCGAGATGGGTAGAACCTTCCTGTTGTCCGGACCTTACCGGGATATCATCGAAGACAACCCAGAAGTCCCGTTGCGGCTTGCTGAGAAGTTGGTTGAGCATCCGCAGGCCAAAATCTTAGTCGAGGAGCAAAACGGTAAGCTCGTTGGGGTGTTCTGCTTTCTTCTCTACCCGCACTACTACTCTGGTCTGATGACAGCGGGAGAACTTATCTGGTATGTAGAGCCCGAAGCTCGAAAAACGATGGCCGGGCTGCGTTTGAAATGGGAAGCTGAGAAGATGGCTAAGGAGCTGGGAGCGGTGCAGTTTCATCTAACCTGTCCTCCTGGTCAGGAGAAGTTGTTCTCCAAGCTATCTGGTTATGTTCAGGTCGAGATCGGCTACCAGAGGAGGTTGTAATGCCTGGAGTTAGCACAGGTCTAGCGATTGGGAGCATAGCTGCTGGGATAGGAGGAGCCGCTCTCTCCGCTGGAGGTCAGAAAGGAGCTAAAGCCGGGCTTCTCGCTATCCCTCCTCCTGAGCCTCAGTATCCTGGGCTTAATCAATTCTTCCAACAGCTTGTCGGTCAACAGGGCGGGTTAACTCCGACCTCCTTCGGTACGCTGACCGAAATGGCGGAGACTGGGATGCCGACAGACGTAGGGCCGGCCTTCGAAGCTCTTGTTGCCTCTCGACAGAGGTTCGAACGGCAAGGTCGAGCCGACATCTCTGAGATGTTTGGTGCTTCCGGAGCTCGGTATGGCTCTGACCTGATGAGGAATCTAGTAGACTTCCAAAGCCAGGTCGCTGCTGATTATGGCCGGATACTCTCCGACTACACGTTCAGAGCTCAAGAATCGGCTAGAGGTCGCCAAATGGGAGCTTCTCTCTTCGGAGCTGACTTGTTCTCCACAGCCGCGCAAACTCTCCACCCAACTGCGATACCTGTCGTTGAAGGGGGAGGAGTTGGAGCTGGAGGTGCAATTGGAGCGGGACTGCAACAGGGTTCACAAGGGATGATGATGATTATGCTTCTTAAACAGATGGGGATGTTAGGAGGAGGAGGGCAGCAGACGCCAGGGACGATTAACGTATAGGAGGTCATAATGGCTGGACCATCAGTAGTTTCAGGAATCGCAGGTGGAGCGCTCAACGTACCGGGTAGCAGACCTCTCCCTC